GAGGCGACGAAGGCCCGCGGCGACGTGTCCGACCTCGCGCGCCTGCTGCGGCTGTTCGGGCTCGCCCGGGCCACCGACGCCGCGGGCGAGGAGATCGGCGGGCTCATCCGCGGCGACCGCGCGCCTGCGCTGGCCGAGGCCGGGCGGCTCGTCGCCGGCGCCACGCGCTGGGTCGACCTGGCCACCGAGATCGAGGGCACGATGCGCGCGCGCCTGGCCGATGCCGTCGGGTCGATCATCACCGACGCCGCGGCCCGCGGACAGACGGTCGGCGACGTCACGCGGCGGCTCGCCACCGAGATCCGCGCGGCGCCGCGCTCGGCCGAGGACGACGACGAGCGGGCGATCCTGTCGTGGTCGCGCGCCGAGACGATCGCCCGGACCGAGATGGGCCGCGCGGAGAACCAGGGGCGGCTGGCTGCGTACGAGGCGACCGGCGTGGAGGAGCTTGAGTGGATCGCGTACAGCGACGGACGCTCGGGCGACCGCCACCACGAACGGCTGGACGGCGTGCGCATCCGGCGCGGCGAGACGTGGCGGACGCCGCTCGGCAACCGGCTTCGCTTTCCCGGCGATCCATCGGGGCCCGTCGAGGACACGGCCAACTGCCGGTGCACCATGCGCCCCGTGCGTCGGTGACGCGGGGGCCTCCGTCGGGCTAGGGTGGCGGCGTGCGCGACGTGACCTCCGACCTCCACCAGCCCATGGGCCTGACGGGCGTGCCGCGCTCGGGCGGGACCATCATCGACGAGTACGCCCGCGGGCTCATCGGCTCGCAGCGCGCGGCGGAGGTCTACCGCGAGATGCGCGACGACGGGCTGCCCGGCGCGTTCGTGTCGCTGGTACGCCTTATTGCGGGCTCGGTCACGCTGGACGTGGAGCCGCCGCCCGACCTCGCCGACGACGCGACCGCGCTCCGGCTCCGCGACGACTGGCGCACGCGCATCGACCGCCTCGAGACGCCGCTGTCCGAGGTTGTCCAGGAGCTGCTTGAGAGCGCCGTCGTGTACGGCCTCGGGATGCACGAGCCGATCGTGCGCCTTGAGGGCGGCCGGTGGCGCACCATCGATCTCGAGCCCCGCGGCGGGGACACCGTGTACCAGTGGCGGCTCGACGACCGCGACCGACCGATCGCCGTCCAGCAGCGCGTCCGCGACGGGCGGACCGCGTGGCTTGAGATCGACCGCATCGTCCACGCGCCCATCCCGACGCACAACCGGAGCCCCGAGGGCCGATCGCTGTTCCGCAGCGGGTGGCGGCACTGGCAGCAGGCGCGCGACCTGTCGACCGACGAAGCGATCGGCGTGGGCCGCGACCTGACGGGCGTGCCGGTGATCGAGCTTCCGCCCGACATCATGTCCGCGAGCGCCGACCCGACGGCCGCGCGGGTGCGCGCCGAGTACGAGCAGATCGGCGCCCGGCTGCGCGCGGGGCGCTCGGCTTACGTGCTCATCCCCTCGGCCGAGACGCGCGACGGCAAGACCGGCTATGGGATCCGGCTGATGACCTCGGGCGGCACGCAACGCGTCGTCGCCGACACCCCGATCCGCCGCCACGAGTCGCGGCTGATGATCTCGCTCCTGTCGGAGTTCATGTTGCTCGGCACCGAGTCGGTCGGGTCACGCGCGCTCGCGGACCCCAAGATCAACCTGACGCAGCTCGCGATCGGGAGCCTGGTCCGCCGCGTGCTCTCGGCGCTGTCGTACCAGTGGATCGCGCGACTCGTGCGGTGGGAGGGCGGCGACGACCGCTATGCGCCGCGCCTCACGCACTCGGCGATCGACCCGCCCGACCTGCCCGAGCTCGTCGCGCTGCTCTCGCAGGCCTCGACCGCGGGCCTCGTCGTGCCGACCGAGGAGCTGGCGCGCCACATCCTGAGCCAGATCCCGGGCGCCCCGGTGTCCGAGCCCGCGGTGCGGGTTGACGTCGCCCCCACCGCGCCGACGGGGACATGATGCGGACGACGATCCTTCTGGCCCTGCTCACCACCGCCGCGTGCGGCTCGGTCGCCGACCCGGTGACCGGGTGCACGACCGAAACGGTGTGCGCGCGCACGTGTGACACCGACCCGGGCGACATCGAGGCCTGGTGTGCGGTGCGCTGCGGCGCCTGCGAGCCGACGGACGAGGTGTTCTATCCGGGGCTGTCGTTCGACGGCTCGGTGTGCCGCCTGTCGACGGTGCCGGTCACCGAGGCGCGGCCGTCGACGTGCTGGCGTGAGCGCCAGCCGTGGCGATGACGGCCGACGGAACGAACGCCACGCGCCCCACCGCGAGCTCGGCGGCGATGCCCGAGGCCGTCGCGCTCGACAGGTCGATCACCTCGCCGGCGCGCACGCTCCGGCCCCCCGACGTGAGCGCCACCGCAGCGACGTAGACGCCAGGCTCCCGAGCGCCCGCGCTCCCCGACAGCACCCACCGCATGACCGCGAGCGCGCGGCGCCCCGCGGCGTCGGGCCGCCGCAGCGTCTCCCACGCGGCACCCAGCAGCACCGCGACCTCGCGCGCGAGCGGGTCCGCGTCGGCCGCGTCGATGCGCACCTCGGGCGACGCAAGCCCCGCGGCCTCGACGATCGACAGCCCGAGCACGTCAGCGAGGAGCACCGCGGCGCGCGGCGGCATCGTGCGGTGCCCGCTTTCGACGCTGCGCACGTGGCCCGCGTCGAGGCCGAGGGCGTCGCCGAGCTCGCGCGAGGTCATCGCCGCGGCCGTGCGCGCTTCGCTCGCGGCGCTCGCCGCGTCGGGGTCGGGGGTGCGTCGTCGTCGTGAGCCCATCGGGTCGCACCGTACCACGCGCCCGCGCGCGTCGGCGACAGTGGCGGCGTGCCTGTCCCCGCGCACCTGAGCGGCGCTCTCGCCGACCTGTGGGCCTCGACCGAGGCGACGTGCCTGCGTCTCGGGATGCCGCCCGCGCAGGCGCGCGCCATCGCCGATCGCGCCGTCGAGTGGCGCGAGACCGGCAAGGCGCGCACATCCAGCGACCACGCCGAGGTCCGCGCGCGCGTCGAGACGGCGAAGGCGGCGGGCGGAGGCCTGCGCATCTACGGCTGGGCGTCAGTCGTCGACGACGGCGCGCGGCTCGTGGTCGACCACGACGGCGACATCATCCCGCCCGCCGAGCTCGAGCGAGCGGCCGCGAAGGCGCTCGGTGCGCCCCTCGACGTCGATCACCGCAAGGTCGAGATCGGCCGCATCTCCGAGTCGATGTGGCTCGACCCCGCGAAGCGCGTCGCGCTCGGCGTGCCGCCCGAGGGCCCTACCGGCTGGTGGATCGGAGGCGAGGTCACCGACGCCGCGACCATCGCGCGCGTGGAGTCGGGCGAGCTGCGCGAGCTGTCGATGCGCTTCCGCCGCCGCCGCGTGCCGCTCGACGTCACCGCCGCCAAGGCGCTCAACCCAACCGACGTGCCGGGTCTCGCCGTGCTCGTCGACCTGGAGATCGCAGACGTCTCGCTCGTCGCCGAGGGCGCGGGTCGAGGCGTCGAGATCCGCGAGACACGCAAGAACAAGGAGACCTACAGCATGAAGATCGAGGAGATCCAGGCGGCGATCGCCGCTCTCTCGCCCGAGGACAAGGCGGCGCTCATGGCGGCGCTGATGCCGCCGACCGAGGCCGAGGACAAGACCGAGACGCCGGAGCAGGCCAAGGCGCGCGCCGAGGCCGAGGCGATGAAGGCGCGCGTGGTCGCGCTCGAGGCGCAGATCAAGCGCCGCGACATTGCCGACGCGGTGAAGGCGAAGATCGGCGAGGTGCCGGGCGCGACGCACGACGACCTCGTGAGCGTGCTCGTCGCGCTCCCGGAGGCGCAGCGCGCCGTCGTCGAGGCGATCGCCAAGGCGTCGTCCGAGGCCGCGAAGGCGCTTCAGGCGCGCCAGGGCCTCACGGCGCCGGGCTCGGGCTCGATCGCGACGTTCGACGACGCGTACATGGCCGCGAAGTCGAAGGCCCCGAAGGCCACGCCGGACGAGCTGCTCGCGGCCGTTCGCGCCGAACACCCCGACCTGTACGCCGCGCGCTACAAGGCGCCCCGCGCCTGATCTCAGGAGGACCTAGAACATGGCGACCTATCTCGTCCCCCCGAACCGCGTCACGCTCACCAGCGGAGCGGACCTCAGCGGCAGCCTCTACCGGCTCGTCGTGCTCAACACCAGCAACCAGGTGGTGCTCCCCGGCGCCGCGGGAGCCGACTGTATCGGCGTGCTCGACGACCTGGGTCCCGGCAACGGCGCGTCCGGTTCGCCGGTCACCGTCATCATCGGCGGCGGCGCAAAGCTCGAGGCCAACGCGGCGATCTCCGTCGGCGCGGACCTTGTCGCGGGCGCGACCACGGGCCGCGCGGCAACGGCCGCGACCACCGGTCACCGGCGCATCGGCAAGGCCTACGAGGCCGCGGGCGCGCAGGGCGACATCATCTCCGTCATCATCGATCGCGACGGCGCCGTCTGAGCGACCTGAGCTGAAAGAGGGCCACCAGCATGAGCGCCAACCTTCACGTCGATCGCCTGCTCACCGACCAGGCGATCGCGTACATCCGCACCAACCCCGGCGCCGCGCGCCAGGCGCTCACCGCGCCGATCGGCGTGACGCGCCTCAGCGACCTCTACCCCGTGTGGTCGCAGGCCGACTTCCTTCGCGACGACATGCGGCAGGTCGGCTACGGCGACGAGGCTCCGATCTGGCGCCCGGCCGCGAGCCGCGCGCAGTACCAGATCCGTCCGGAAGCGCTCGCCGCGCAGATCGTGTGGCAGGAGCGCGACAACAGCGACGACCCCGCGGGCTACGAAACCGGGCTCGTGCAGGGCCTGATGGGTAAGGCCATCTACGCGGAAGATCGCATCTTCGCGTCGTCGGTCATGCTCAACACGTCGTGGGCGACGTCGAACCGGCTCGTCGGCATCGCGTCGGGTCCGACGGGCCTCCAGTTCTTGTCGTTCGCGCAGACCGGCAGCGACCCGATCGGGCAGATCGAGCGCGGCCGCGACATCGTGCGGCAGCAGACGGGCGGCACGCCGGCCAACGTGCTCGTCGTGTCCGCGGACGTCGACCGCACGCTCCGCGTGCACCCGCAGATCCAGAACAAGATCAACTCGGTCATCTCGGCCAACGGCGTCATCACCGGCGCCGCGCGGCGCGAGCAGATGGCCGGGATCTTTGGTGTCGATCGCTACGTGGTGATCGACGTGTCGCGCGTGACCTCGGTCGAAGGCAACGCGACCGTCACGGTCAGCGATCTGTCGTCGGGCCAGATGTGCCTCTTCTACGCGCCCACCGGCGCGCAGATGAACACGCCCGCCGCGGTCAAGCTGTTCGAACTGCGCGGCGAGGCCATCACCGGGATCAACCAGGTCCGGCGCTGGACCGAGCCCGCGAAGCGCAGCGACATCATCGAGGTCATGGTGGGCATCGACGCGCGCGTCACGTCGAACGTCGCCGGCGTCCACTTTGCCTCGTGCCTGGCGTGACCTGAGAGGCTGACGCGATGACCTGGACCTACGACGTCACGGCCCGAACCGACCGGACCCGCGTGCGCGAGCGCGTGGGCGACGTGTCGTCGACGGAGCCGCTTGTCGAGGACGAGGTCATCGACGAAGCCCTGACCGAGCTCGGCACGGTCGGGCTCGCATCGTCGCGCGTGGCGCGGCTGATGCGAGCCCGGCTCGTGCGGCTCCCCGATCGCAACATCGAGGGCGTCAACGTCACGCGCGCGCGGCTCGAGGCGATGGACGACCTCATCCGCTCGCTCGACGCCGAGAGCGGCTACGGCGCGGTCCGCGCCACCATGACCGCGGGCGGCACGTCGCGCAGCGCGGAGATCGCCGCCATCGATGATCCCGACTACGAGCCCGTGTCCGCGGGCTGGGCTGACGAGCGCGTGCGATGATCACCGTCGAGATCGATGACGCGCGCCTGTCGGCGACCGTTGAGCGACTGGCGCTGACCGGCCTCCGCGAGTCGACGCTGACCGAGATGACGCGGACCGCGCAGGACCTGGAGGGCGAGATCTCGCGCCAGGTCGTGCAGCGGCTGACGAAGCGGCCGCGCGGCGGGCTCGCGCGCTCGTGGCGCACGACCATCGAGGTCGACCGCGACGACGTGCGCGCCGTGGTCGCGTCGAACCTGCCCTACGCGCGGATTCAGGACCAGGGTGGCACCATCTACCCCGTGCGCGCGCGCAGCCTCGCGATCCCAGTCGAGGGCCCGGGCGGCCCGCGGCCTGGCCAGGGCCCGCGGCTGTTCGGCCG